TTGTTTTTTCAGACGAAGCGGCATTCCAACCGCAATTTGGCTCATCCTATACCGCTGCTCTACCAACCATTAAAGGCGGGGGTCAATACGTTGCGGTGAGCTCGGCGGAGCCCGGGGAATTCATGGAATTGGTGAAAGCGGCATGATGGACGGCCTATCCGAACGAATCGTTAAAGGCAGTATTGGGGTCTTGCGCCTCCACTACTCAGCCGACCAGGATAAGCGTCCCGGCACCGAGAAAGGCGATCAGTGGCTTTTATCCCAACTCTCAGGCTATCCTGGGGGCCTCAAATCCCCCCGCTGGCGAAAAGAGATGGAGATTGAGTATGGGGCGATGGGTGGATCAAAACTCATCCCAGACTGGCAGGAGTGGAAGCAGTACATTGTGGTGAAATCGTTTGATGCCACTGGGTTGAAGTTGTATGGTTCTTATGATCATGGCTGGAGATCCCCCAGTGCTTATTTGGTCCATGCGATAGGATTTGACGGCCATAAGGCCACGATCTGGGAGTTTTACGATGATCATGTGCCGGTGGCGTTTATCAAGCAGATTATTAATGGCAAGAGCGTCAGGCTGCCGGATGGGCGGTTTTTCTACGGCAACCCCTATGCAGGCAAGGAAGTGATCAGGATTGCCGATCCCCAGATATGGGCGGAAGATCAGATTATGTCTGATAACACCATGAAATCCATTGCCGCTCTGTTTGCCGCCAAGGAAGAGGATGGTTCTCCTGGCGTTCATTTCGTCCCTGGTAATCACGGAGGCGATACCACGGTGGCCGAATGGCTGCTTGGGTACTACTGGGCTGATTTCAGACAGCCAAGGTATGTCATCACCGCAGACTGCCCTAAGTTGATCTGGGAATTGGAAAGATTGCGTCATAAGGAATTCTCTGCTAAGGTGGCGTTAAACAGAGAACAGCCAGAGACCGTGGTGGATAAGGACAATCACGCATGGGACAGCTTGAAAATGTTCTTTTTGAAATTCCCTCCAAAGCCTTATAAGAGCGAACCCGCCAGGAAGCCTGGCACGTTCAACTGGTGGAAGGAGCAGATCAAGCTGGAGCAGGAAGGCAAGGAGTTGGCGACTTATAGAAGGGATATGGTCTGGTAATTGGCAAGGAAGAAGAAACAAACTAAAGGCCCTCTCGAACCCAGGATCACGGCCCCATCCGATAGCGCCAATGATAAGGTCAAGGCCAAGCGTCAGGACGAATACAAACGATGGGTGTCCAAAGTTCATCATTCCCAGAAGGTCCGTAAAGACTGGGAGCGGGACTATATTGTAGAGGAATGTGAGAAGTTCATCATCGGTAAGCAGGTGGGCATAAGATCCAAAGACCCCGTATTTAATCATACGCTTGCTACCATCAAGACGATCAAACCATCGATCTTCTATACCCATCCTAAGTTTTACATCAGGCCAAAGCCAGGCAACGAAGGAATTCCCAAGGAATCGACCGCCGCCATCGGGGAAGCTGTGCTGGACTCCATCGGCCAGCAGGACAATAACTTTAAGAATGCAGCTTCTCTCGCCCTGTGGCAGAACTTTACCCGGATTGGGGTTCTAAAGATCATCCACGAGCCTACCGCGATTAAAAATCCTGATGCAGGTCAGCCGATGTGGTCAACTCAGGAGAATGGCGATCCCATCATTGACCCACAGACGGGCTTGCCATCTCCGCTGAATGATCCTGCCACGGGCCAACCGATGGTTGAGCCGGATGAAGTGTTGACCGATCAGGTCTACCGCTATGAATGGATTGAGGCCGGGAATATGCTACTTCCAGACGAAGGCCCGGACCAATCGAAATGGACCTGGATCGGCGAAGAGATCGTGGTGACGTTGGATGAAGCCAAGGAGGATGAGCGATTTCCAAAGGCCCTAAGAGATCAGTTGGATGCCAATGAGACGACCAATAAGATGAAGAAATCAAAGGGCCAGTCTTATAGTGCAGTGGATGATAAAGAATCCGAGCGTCTGCGCTATTATGAGTGCTACGACATTGATGAACGTAAATGGTATGTGATTGCCGAGGGCCAGCAGTTTGATGATTTTCTGCTCTATGAGGATTTACCCAAAGGGATTGAGGATCATCCCTATGCGATCTTGCCTGGTTTTACCCCCATCATGGCTCCAGAGCCATCGCCCTGGCCGCTGCCGCATGTATTTTCCTGGATGGATATACAGAAAGAGTATAATATCAGGAGAAAACAGATCACCGAAGGTGCCAAGCGATCTTCGAGAAAAGGGGTATTTGAAGCAAATACCTTTGAAGATGAGGCCAAGGCGGTTCAGCTTTTGCAATCCCCAGACGATATGACATTCACCCAGGTCTCTGGCGTGGCGACCATCAAGATGCTGGAAGCCCCAGATGTGAATCCTTCCATCTATAAAGATGTTGCTCTGCTCCAAGCCGATTGGCGTATCATCACGGGCCAGACTGGGGCGAGGCTTTCCGACCCTGACACCAATACCGCTACCGAAGCGACCTATGTGGAGCGGGCGGGCAACCTCCGGGATGCCGATATGCTGGATGCCGTGAACGATTGGCTTACGGCTGCTGGTAAGAAGATGTTTCGTTTGGTCAAGGCTACGATGACACTGGATATGTGGATTCACATCAGGGGATTCTCGGACACGGAGTTTAAGAGCTATGTGCAAAGGGTTTATCAGCTTCCTTCCGAGATGATCGAATATTTACCAGGGCTCAAAGAGATATTCCGCGAGCGGTATGGCAAAGAGAAATGGCATAGGGCGACCCGTCAGGATCTTGAGTTTGAGGCCGATGTCTCGGTAGTGCCCGGTTCTTATCGACCTAGAAATCTTGACATCGAACGAAAGCAATGGATGGAGTTTTTATCGATCATCGGCCAATTCCCGCAACTGGCTCTTTCCAGGGAACTATTGCGCGAGACTGCCGCTAAGTTTGAATATATCTCGGAGCGGATGCTGGATGAGTTGACTGCCCTGGCGCAGAAGATGATTCAGGTGAATGCCAATCAGGCTGGTAGGGGCCAGGGCGGAAATGGCGAAGGTGGGGCAACTGGTAATCCATTGCAGGCCATGATGGCTGGGATGGGGAATGCTGGTTAGGGTAGAATGCAAGAATGGGCATGTGTGGTTTATGTATTATGGAGAGAAATATGATGATCCGAGATGTGAAACCTGCGGGGATCCGATAGAGATTGCCAATAAATTATTCGCTAAATAAAGAATATTTTAGGAAAAAAGCCAGGGAATATTATCATCGTGATATTGAGGCCAAAAGGTTAGAGGCTCGTGAACGGTATCATAATGGGAATCAAAAAGAAGTAAATAGGCGATCAAAGTTAAAGCGAGACTATAATTTAACAATAGAAGATTACAATCGTCTGCTCATTAAACAAGGTGGGCAATGTGCAATTTGCATGAGACATCAAACCTTATTTAAAAGACCACTATCTGTTGACCACGATCATATATTAAAAAGAGTTAGGGGGCTATTATGTCCTGATTGTAATGGAGGAATTGGATTATTGGGTGATAATCCAAAGATCCTGCATAGGGCAATTCAATATCTTAGAGATCACAATGCCAGTATATGACTTTATTTGTGAAAATGGACATAGGGATGAGTTCTTTGTTCATGTGGCATCTGATCTTGGATGCAAGACCAATATTTGCTTAAAGTGCAAATCGGATAATCGTGCAGAGATCCCAATGTTTCCTATCATATCATATGGTAAGGGCTTACTATGGTTCAGCGAAAAAAGTCCCCGCATCCTGTGGAATCTTGGTCCTGCCCCTGTTACGGTCAGGAGCCATGAGGAACATAAGCGGTTGATGCGAGAGGCAGGATTAGTGGAAGCTGGAAGTCGAAGAGGTGAAAGGGGGACTTGGACATGATGCCACAATGGTCAAGATTACAATGTGACTGTGGGTCTGAGAAGTTCTTAAAGCTGGTTTGCCTGCGTTGGCATCCCTCCGGGGGATCAACGGAGGAAATGGGGGGATGGGAGTGCTCTCAATGTGGAAAAAGCGTGGACATGGCGAGTCTGATCACTCTGGCCAAGCTCAAACAAAAGAAGGCGGAACTCGAATCCTTGAAAGAAGAGATCGGGCAGAAATAGCTCGGGCCATTGTCTTGCTTGAGCGCATTGCCTATCAGACATCAGGTCTGGCATTGACATTTGAGCAGTATTTAGATATGGTGAAAACAAATGCCACTCAGTCAGCCAGTTAAATATAGGGTTACAAGGAGAGGTGGCCACAAAATAAGATTGGCCATCGTGAAGGGTACTCGGCGTGTCATCGAGGCAAAAAATATTGAAACAGGAAAAACTCATACTGAGGCCGAATTTAAGCAGGACAGAAAGCGCCGCCTCAAGCACGCAATGGTCCGTTAATGTGTCTTCTGGACCAAGAGCATTTGTGTTGGATGCGCTGCGACAATTGAAGGGAGTTGAAACTAAGTTAAAACAGGTTTTGGATTCATTGAAATAATGGTCTAAGCCTTAACTTGCGGAAGGTCAAAGGCCCAGATCCTGGCAGTACCAGGGTTTGGGCCTTTTTTTATTTAAACAGGAGAATCTTATGAAAATGAATTGGTTCTACGGCCTGCTTTCGCCGTTCTTAAACGAGCGGGGAGAGGTGGGTCCGACACCGGGAACGGACGATCCCGAACCTGTGGTCGATCCTGAGAAGGATACGCCAAAGGAGGGAGAGGACACGCCCCAAGGCAAAGGAGCTCTGCCCAAAGAAGAGAGCTTTATCGATCCTGCAAGCTTGTCAGAAGAGTTAAAACCGCATTGGCGCAGGATGCACCGGGCCTATACCAAGAAGATGGAAGAGATTAAGAGCGGGCGGGAGAAGATTGATGCGTATGACCGCTTTCAGTCTGATCCAGCCTATCGCCAGCAAGTCGTCTCTTCTATGGCCAAGGAAATGGGTCTATCGGTGCCAGCCAATGGACAGCCAGCAGCAGGCGAGCCCGCCCCGAGAGAAATAATCGAGGCGGTGAAATCAAGGTTATCGCCTGAGCTTGCTTGGATGGCTGAACCCCTAGCCAATGCCCAGTATGCGGCGGTAAGAGCGATGATGGGGCCGAGGGAGCAGGCAGAGGCTCAAAAGAGCCATGCCGAGCGCGAGACCCTATATGGCGACCTTTCCGATGCACTCTCTGAGAAGGCTCCAGGATGGGAAGAGCATGAAGATGAGATGCTGGAGTTGCTGAATTTCATTAAGTCTGAGTCGATGGATCACCGGAAGTACGGTTCAAAACTAGAGCTTCTTTACAACATTGCCACGGGCAATGCCCATGCGGTAAGAGAAGCGACAAAGCGCATGGGAGAAGCTGTGCGATCCAAGGTGGCATCTGGCCAGACGACACGCTCCAGTGTTCCTAACTTTGACGAGAAGATCAAGGGTGCCAAGTCTAACCAGGATGCTTGGAAGATTGCCCAGCAAGCGGCAGAAGCAGAACTGGAAAGGCAAGGCATTAAAGTAAAATAAGGGGGCAACTATGCTTTGGGAAAAGGCTTGGAAATACCTATCCCTACGTTGGGGAATGGTTAGACCATATCTATTCCTTCTCCTGCTTGAATCAGGCCAGATTCCTTCAAGTCTCACGGACGATTACGGGGCTTTGCTCACCACAACGCTCCGGGCCATGCAGCCAAGACTGCATGACAACATCACCCGTGGGAATAAGGTACTGGCTTGGCTTCAATCCAGGGGACGGTTTAGATCACAGGATGGAGGCGAGCGGGTCCAGGTTGCGCTGATGCACGCCCAGAATAACACAGCAGATATTTATTCCGGGTACGGCACATTGGATACCACCCCACAAGATGGTATCACCAGTGCTTTCTACGATTGGGCGCAGTTGTCAGTCTCCATCGCCATCTCCAGGAAGGAAGAGCGGCAGAACTCTGGGAAATCCAGGATGCTCAATCTGCTCGAGTCCAAGACCAATCAGGCTGAGGCCTCGATTAAGGAGCTTTTGAATAACTGCATCGTGGCTGGCAGGATCACTGCTTCTGCGGCTTCTGGGCAGTTTCTCAGGAGAATCGGACGGTTAGATTCAGGGGCATTTGGGCCGTTGCCTTTGGCAGCGCTGATCGACACCAATGCTTCACGATCTGTGGCCATCGGCAACATCAATGGTAACACCTATTCGTTTTGGAGAAATCAGGCTACCTCCAGCACAGCCACCACTTTTGCCGGAATGAAGCAGGAGATGAGCCAGGTTTATAACGATTGCTCCAGAGGGGTAGGTGGATCGCCGGATCTCTTGATCGGGGATCAACGATCCTGGGAGCAGTACTTTAACTCCCTTCAGAATCAGGAGCGCTATGTCGATCCGAAGCTATTGGATGTCTTGGGCGGAAGTGATGCCTTGAAATTCAGGGGGGCGACTTTCACTTGGGATGAAGTTGTGCCGGACACGGAGACCAATGCCGAGGTCGTGGATGGAATCGGGACAGTAACTGTATCCACCATCTTCTTTGTCAACTCTGAGGCGATGGAATGGATATACGATGCCGAGAGTGATTTTGTGACGACACCTTTTGTTCGGCCCGAGAACCAAGACGCTCGCGTGGCTCAGATCATGTGGATGGGGGCTATCGGGGTAAACAACCGGAGGAAAAATGGAGTCCTCTACGGGATAAGTCGTTCCATTACCTCTTAACAAAACGGGGTTAGCGCATAGCTAATTCGTCAGTCACAAAACGGAGTGCCGAAGGCACTCGTCAGTCAAAAGGGAGGCAAGTAAGATGATTTTCCAGAGAGTCAATAGGACCGACCCCGAAAGGGTCTTCATGGTTATGCAGGCGAATGCAGCCAATATCGCTGCGGATGACGTGGTGCAGTTGGAATTGACGGCTGCCTCCGTGGATGGCATCAAGGTCATCCAGCCTGCAACCGCCAATACCCTAGCTACCGTAGGCGTGGCAGATGCCGCGATCGGCAATGGAAGCTATGGATTGGTGCAGATTTACGGATACCGCAGCACATCCAGGATTGGGCCGACCAATGCCACTCAGACATCGCTGGGGCAGGCCTTGATTCCCGTGGCGGGACAAGACTATTTCTCCACGATCACCAGTCTGGCGCAGAATGGGAACCCCTTGGCGATTCTGCTGGAGTCGCTGACATCGGGGGTATCCTCGGATACGGTGAGTAAAAAGATTTTTCTGAGGATGATGTAGCAATACGGTGGGCGATAGAGGCCCGCCGTATGGCTTTATACAAATTAGGAGTTACTATGCCAGAACCCACATTCTTGGAACGGCGATTTATTGCGAGCCATGGAATAGGTGAGGAGAATCAAGCCTTAGTCTACCGATGTCTTGGCTGTAGGCATCTTGTCACTTGGAAGAAGATCAGGCTCGGAGGTTGTGGCTGTGGATCTAACCGGATCATTCCGACAAGACCATATCTGCTTGAGTGGGTAAAACTATTTCTGTTTCCTTGGAGTGTGTAATGGAAGATGTCAAGGTTGCATTCACATCCACTGGATATGGGCCACTATGGGCTCCTGCGGTATCTTCCTGGCTCCGGTTGATTGGATATACAGCCCGTCAATTTGAAGTAAATCATATTGGGAAACTATGTGGAGCGGGCGTGACTGACAGAATGTATACCCACAGCTCGGAAAATAACCTTGTCCAAACATTTCTGGATGATCCAGAACCGACCCATCTATTTATGACCGAGGCCGATATGATCCTTCCGCATGATGCTATCACAAAGCTGCTAGCGCTAGACAAAGATATTGCCTCCGGCATTTACTTTCTACGCAGTGGTACACGCGAGGGTGTTGGACAACCCTGCCTTTATAAGAGGCCGTCTGCCGTGGAAAAGAACTCATCTCCCTATGGTCATTGTGCCGTCTCACTCTTTCCAACGGAAAGCCCATTCAAGGTTGACTGTGCTGGCCTCGGATGTATTCTGTTTAAGAGGACAGTGTTTGAAAAGATGCCGTTCCCCTGGTTTGACCTAAAAGAATCAAATTACGGCTCGGATATGTACTTCTATAAACATGCCAGAGATCATGGATTCGAAACCTGGGTTGACC